AATTGATTGCTAGTAAGGATCAAAGGATTGCTGATCTCGAAGAGCAACTCAAGAAAGCTCAAGAAAGCGATGACTTCGATGACATCGATGAGAAGGAGGAACAAATCCAAAATCTCAAAAACGATATCTCTTATGAGAAAAATCGTAGGAATGAAATCAAATCAGAAAAAACACGCATGAAAGAGTGACTATTGGGACAGATGATGGATGAGATGTGAATCTCTGAAGAATCTAAAAATGCAATTAGAGAGATGGCTAAAGAAGATGCTTACAAATGATTAGAGCCAGAAGACATTATATCATTGTATAATGGTAAAGTCTGAGTGGAGTATGATCAGCAAGAGATGAATAAAAGATCTGGAGGGACAAGCGTACTATGAGATAATAGAGTGCTCGAAAGTGCTTCTATGGATAACATGGATACTAAGGCAATGGAGCAAGAACTCACCAGACAAATCATGAGTGGAAACTCACCATTCTAGAAGGAATTTGCATCTGGTGGGATAAATAATTTTATTCTTAAACAACTTTTTTAACCATGATGCAAACAAGTAACATCCAAGCAACATGAACAACAGACTTGTTTCATAAATACTTGGAGAAGAAGTTCTTAGAGAACTTAGAGCCAAACTTAGTGTTTTGGAAATTTGGTAAATGACCAGTATCTCAGAAAGGATATTCTCATGTACAATGGGCTAGAATGTCTAAATCTACTGCAAGTGCTAGTGCTTCAGTAATTACTGAATGAACTACTCCATCTTTCACTGATCTTACAATCAGTACTATCAGTGTAGCTTGCGAACAATACGGACAAGTAGCTCAAATAACTGATATCTTAGAAGATACTACATTACTTAATGTTGTAGGACAAGCTATGGTAGAATTAGCTCACAATGCTAGTAGAATTATCGATGAAGTTGTACAGACTGAATTGTCTACTAACGGAACTAACGTAATCTATGGTGGAACTGCTACAACACGTGCTGGATTATCTGCTACTGATACTATGACTACTACTGAAATCAACAAGGCAAGAGCTTTCTTGTCTACTAAAGGTGCTAAACCTTTTGCTGGTGGATACGTAGGAATCATGCATCCAAATGTATCTTTCGATATGAGAGAACAAGTATGAGGAAATGCTTGGGTAGAAGTAAAGAAATATACTGATCTTGTAAAAGATATAGTAGCTGGAGAAATCTGAACTCTTATGGGTGTAAGAATTATCGAAAGCTCTTTCGTACAATCTTTCACATCTACTGTAACTGTATATCCTACATACGTATTTGGAGAAGGAGCTTATGGAACATCTCAATTACAAGCATACGAAACAACATTCATCTCTAGAAACAACAAAGATAGTTACAATCCATTAGGATTATTCTCTATCGTTGGATGGAAGATGGCTATTGCTTCTATAATCTTGCAACAAGATGCTCTTGTAAGAATCGAAACTGCAAGTACATTATCTTACTCTTGGTAGTAGGAATCTAAAGAGGAGGTGAGAGCTTCCTCTTTATCTCGTATTATCAGGAATTTTATATCTAACTAAACACATCATGGCTACATTGCTAAGTAGATTTCAAGAATGGAGAACATCTAGAACTAGATGAGCTAAACAGATATCTGATTCTCTTGGAATGGTATGGATGAGAGAATGATATGAAGAGCTAAAGAAAAAACTAATCAGTATCTGAAGAAATAATCTTTTTGCTGATCAGATTGCAATTAAAACATATGCATGACAGAATACATATACATTACCTCTAGGTACTAGCGATGTACATCCTGTAGGAGGATTGAAAGATTTTGTATCTGTGATCCAATTAGAAGTAGCATATGAATTAGATCCACGTACTCACCTGCCTAAATACCATGTATGTCAGCAAGTGATGGCTGAAGAATTTAGTGATAAGAGATGGAGTAAACAGTGGAAAGGGAAACCTAGATATGAATTTTATGGAAAGAATCAGATAGTAATATTTCCTACTCCAACAATCGATCTAGATCAAACAGGAAAGGAATGAATCAAAATCAGATATAATTACTGGGAGCAAGATATAACTACAAGTACAACAGAAGCTGATATAAATCTACCATTCTATCTAATAAATACGATGGATATGTATCTAGATTTTAGATTGAAACGACATGAAACAGATAGAGCTAACGCTCAGATAGAGTACGATATGTGGTGAAGAGAAGTAGAGAGTGCTCTATGAATACTAAACAATAGAGATAGCAGACCTGTAGTAGAGCAATTTATGGATGTAAGATTTTTAGAATAATAACATAAAAAGATATGAGTTTACCTGATGGAATAATTAGAGAAAGAACACGACAATATGGAGTGACTGATGATCCATTCATGGGGATGGCTGGTAGTTTTCAATACGCTGAAAATCTGAATGTATTTGATGATCCAAGATGAATAAAACTAACTACAGGATGGAGCAGAAGCAGTAACTATGCATCATGTAAGTTGGTAAGTGGTGGAGATTTCGTAGTATCTATACCAACAACAGGAGATGTAAAAAAGATAGATCCTGCTAACCGACCTAATGGTACAACTATTGGTAGTCTATCAGCAAGCATAAATCCATATGATGCTGTAGTATTTGATAGATATGTATGGATAATAGCAAGTAAAAACAGTAACTATGGTGCAATACGAGCATTTCCATTAGATACATGAAGTCAAAAATTGGTAGTGCCATTGGATGACCACCATCGAGATCCTGACCATACAATAATCTTATGAAGAGATACTCCACTATATTCTAACTGTATATGCAACTTCAATAACTCTATGATATTGTTAGGTAATTCTAACTATCTATGGGTATATAATCCTGCTGAAGATACAGGTGCTACATTTACTGATCCAACATACGGAGATGTAAATGGATCAGGTTGGAAAATAGTGAAGATGTATGATGCATGAACTGAAATAATAGAAATAGCCCCTAAGGCAGACTATGTGGAGATATTTTTGCAAGATAGTGCAGGAAACACAAAGATACATTACTATCCATGAATATTTGATATGGAGGATAGCTGACTCATGAAGAGTGTAGATCTACCAAACACAAGGCTACAGAGAGTATATCCACATATGACTAAAGAGATGGTAGTAGTATCATTGGATGGTAGTAATAATAATGTAAGTTTAAGAGAGATAATCTGATATGAAACTTATCCAGTAATGAGAAGCCACAGAGCATGATTGAGTCCATATGACGTACAACACAAGCTATGATTCTTTACATGACCATGTGGTTATGATATGGCTTGGTATGATGGAAGAGCATATGTAGCAGATGTAGAATGAATATGGGAATTTAACTGGTATGATGCCAACAAGATGCCAGTTGGGAATCTCAGATGGAAATTTAATGATGAGGATGATGATAAGACTCCATTTGGATTAGCAATAGCAAAGGATTACATAATTGTGAGCTATAATGACTATGCATACTGCATGAGGATATATGATACAGCTAATCCATACTGATATGCAGATGAATGAATGCTGATCTCAAGAGCCATCGAAACTGAGTATGGTGGAGAGTTTACTAAACAATTAGTAAGGTGGATTGTGCAGTTTGAGATGAATAACCTGACTGATGAGAATGGAAGTATAGATATATATGTATGTGGAAATAGAGAATGGAACTCTCCTAACGATAACTGTTGGATAAAGATAGCACATATAGAACAATCTGATGCTGACTTTAGTGACTCATGAGAAGGAAATAACAATTTGACACAATATAACATAGGAACTTGCGTACATCGATTTGATAATGCTGGAGATTGGAACTTCATGCAGGATCGACAGGTAATAGAATACAAGGTAGTAATCCATAGATGACAAGAAGAGAATGCAAGTCCAGTACTACGTAGTTTATTGATGGAGTACGATGTGAAAGAGAAAACTAATTACTTTTAATTCTTATATATAGAAGAATGGCAGAATGGAAACCAGAAGAGCATTTGCAGAATGCTGATCTAAATCTGAATCAGTATGGAGATGATAGTACTCCTGCTAATCAGGTGAGTACTCCATGAGGTATGAATACTAAATACTCTGGTGAGTGAACTCTTAACTCAAATATACCGTATAATGCTAATATCAAAACTGGTGACTTAGATCCAAATTATGTATATGGATGGGATGCACAACTCGCTAACAGTAGAGATGCTGGATATATAGCAAGGAGAAATGACAATATTGCATCTGCTCTATACAATGAAGGATTGAGAAGTAAAGATGATGTAGTACAATTCTTAGGAAGCCAGAAGAACTGGAATAATAGTACTGAGGCTGATAGATTTAACACTGTAGAATCAGTATGGAAAAGGATCTGAGATATAGCAGAGCAGAACGATAAAGATAATACAGAGATAGAAGTAAAAGAGATGGAGGCTGAGAAGAAGGAAGAGCCAAAGTGAAAAGATGTAAATGTAAATACATTTCTACAGGGGACATCTACTGAGTTGTTTGGTAAGATGATTACATGAGCAGATACTGCTCCATATGATCACAATTCTAACGAATGGATGAAGGCTGAAGCTAGATTAGCACAATACCAAAAGATAAACGCTCTAACTGTACCACAATTAGCAAGCTCTATCAAAGCATGAAGCATCCTATCAGGATGACAAGCTATGAGAGATCTACAGACATATAATCCTGAGAAATACCAGCAACTACAAGAGTATCAAAAGAAGGAAGATAATATGGCTACGATAAACATGATGGCTAGTGGAAACTTTACTGATACTCAGCAGGGATTGCAGGATAAAACATGAGAATCTATTAATAACTATCTCAATGAAACTGTAGCAAATGCATGATGAGATGCTCTATCTAGAATGGATCTGGATACTGCTCTATCTCAGAATCAGTGACTGATAAATTATGCAGAAAGAATGAGCTACTATGCAAGCCAAATAAATCAGTTGGATCAAACTATTGGTAACCTTGCAGAAGATGCTAGAAAAAGACTATCTGCTAAGACATGAGAGAATGTAGCAGAATATCAGATCCAGAACTATATAAACAACAGAAGTAAGAAGCTATACAAACAGAGAGATAACCTCATGAATCAGTACAATTACTATAAATGAGTATATGAAGCTCAAATAGAGCAAGAGGCAACAGAATGGGAAAGAGCGTATAAAGAAAGACAGATGCAGTTGCAAGAGGATAAGTTTGCATGGGATAAGAAGATGGATCAGACAAATATAGATTATAAGTATGATGCATTATATTCAGATAGCATAAAATGATCATGACAGTGAAAGATGAGAACTGAGAGAAACAACAATCCAACAGCCATGACTACAGATGTTGCTAAATCGTTATGAATGGTAGAAGGAGTAGATTATGTGCAATGAGATGCATTCAAGACTAAGAATTGAACAGTATTATATACTGCAAAACTAATAGGAGATCCTATAGAAACTACAATCAGAGCATTTGATAATGCAGTAGCAAATGGAAAGAATATATTCTATACATCTAAATGATGACAGAGATGGAGTCACACAGCAATGACTAATGATCAGTGGGGTAAACTAACTAAACAACAGAAGAGAAATGTGGTATTAAGTATGTTGCAGAAAGAAGGTTGAGATATTACAAAGTTTACATATTACAATGATGGAAGTAGTAACAATGAAACGACTAACTCATGAGAACTATATAAGCAACTTAAAAACTGAACTCTAACATATTCAAACTATATTAAGAAATTGTGAAATGATTTTACTCAAGAGGAGAAGAATGTAGAGATAATAAAGCAAGCAATGAATGATGTAAAGAGTGGAAAAGATATGCAGAATACATTCAACTGGTTGAGAAAATTAAGTGCTAAGGATTTCTTTACTGGAGAGATGGCTCAGAACACAAGGTATGAGATGTTGAACGCATTATCTGAGAGCAACAAGTCTAATAAAGATATCATGAAGATAGTAAAAGCATGGAATGATGATCTATGAGATGATGATGACAAACTATGGGATAGGCTATCTATAGCATTAGCATGAAGATATACTGATGTAGATCAGTTAGATAAAGATTTGGATGTGATATGATATAAGGATAAGTGGTATACAACAAATAAGGCTAAGAAGATCTGGAATATCTGGAAGGAAGATGGAATAATATAAAAAAAGAGGAGCTATCTCCTCTTTTTAGATATTGCTATCTCTATTATGTCAATTCATATTTATATATGGGGATATACAACTTTTCATCCTTCATGAGCCACTACATTTTTCTCATACAATAATTCTGTTAAAATTTACAGCAATTATACAGACACAAACAGTCTGAATAGTAAACAATAGAAGTGCTATATAAATTATGAGATCTTTTTTAGAAATGTTTATTTTTTTCATACCAGAACATACAGAACATAAAATTATGATACTTATATAATTTTTCTAAGGAAATTCAATATTATAAATACCAGTCAAGAATTACCATTGAGATATAAAATATCCTGAAAATGGTAATTTTTGATTTTTGAAAAAAAGTAGATATAAGGCGAGTAGAAATAGATTTATTTTGTTAAAAACGGCAGATGCTCAAAACTATTGCAATGGATGGATCATGGAAGAAAATAACTATCGATATATTGGGAGTGGATACTACGAATATGTCAGATTACATAACTCCTGAAGATAATGCTAACAAGGTAGCAGATAGTTACTGACAATTAAAATCTGGAATATCTATAGCCACTGATCCTAATAATGCTGATATGGTATATATAGCTGAATGGGAAGATGCTGATCCAGAAGATAGTATTGCATTAGGAGTAGGTGGAGAACTCCAAAGACCTCTTACTAATGTAAAAGCTCTTAATGAATTACGAGTAATGGGAACGTCAGGAGATGTGGTATATGTACAAGCTATTTAGATTATTGATTTTATTTGCTATGTTGTATGTATATGTCAAACAAAATCGTATTTATGCCAAAAAAGAAGAGAGGGGGCATTATCCATGATGTTATGAGATTTTATGCGATTTTAAAAAAACTGATTTGCTGATCCGAGAAGACAACACAGTCAAGCTCTACGAAGACAGCAAACAGTACAGGAAAGACAAAAAAATTGACACGCTTGAGGAAGAGAATAAACGCTTGAGAAAACAGAATGGAACTCTGAAGACACTTGCTGATAGAGAAATCAAAAGCAAGTTGAGGAAGAAGAAGGACGAGAAAGTAACAGACTTCGATAGACAAAAGTATTTTAGCATTTATGGTAAATAAGATGAAACTATGGGATGAGATTTATATGGATCGAAATGGTGAGCACATAACTCCAACATTAGGGATGGATGAGCAAGATCACAAAGTATTCTTTTTTGAAAAGGAAACTTCTGAAGATATCGATATCAGACCTAAGATTGTAAAGGTATTAGATAATGAGGAAGAAGTAATAAAAGAGATCCAAGAACTCCATCTAAAGAAAGGAGATAAGATCAAATATGAATTTAGAGTACATTTAGTTGCTGAGTAATAAGAAAATGTTTGAAGACTACAAATCTCAAGGTATTGGGGATAAGTACTACAAAGGTACTGATTACTATCTCATAGGTAACTATGTAATTAGAGTCATTTTTTGGGATACTATTTATATTAATAACCAAGAGCTACTATGGAGAAGAATGCCAAGATAGAAGTTATAGATGAGATTAAAAGATTAGCACAGTGACATCCTGCTAAAAAACATGATAATGATCATGAGGATTTATGGAAAGCTGTAAAGTTAATAGCATGAGCTCTTAATGAAATAGAAGATAAATTACATGATCTATATACTACTGATAGTAATATCTACGAATCTTTAGGTTGTCAAGTAGATAAGATACAGATGCAAGAAAAAGTTATAGATCAAACAAACAATAAGATCTGAAAGCTACACAAAGATGTAGAAGATATGACTAATAAATATCCTAAGATTACTACCATGAAGAAGACTTCTCTATTGGTAGATGGTGAGAATGTGCTTGATACTGTAAATATAGAAAGCTGAAGATATCTCATGGTTAAGTATATATATCCAGTAGATTTTAATGAATATGCTGAATTAAATAATCCTTTCAGCTGGGAAACGATCGAAGTAACTAACTGACAATATGACGTAAACGTTACGCTATGATCTAATACTGAATGAGAAACTGCTACGATGACTGTAAACGTAGATTTACTTTTTGTGAAATATTAAGATGGATAAGACACCAATTCTAATACATCCATGAGAGGTTGCACGGACAGCTGGAGCTTGAATAGATGAAGAAGCATTAAGGAATAAGGAGATCTCAGTAAAGTTAAGAGAGTTAAATAATTTGATCCAATTAAATGCAGATGACGAACTCTATGTGGACTTAC